ATCTACGTCACAGACAAGCCCTGCCAGCAGTGCACCAACCTCATCGAACACGCAAGGATCGGAAGGGTCGTTGTCCTCAACAAGTAACCCAGACTCCTGGATCGAGGCTGCCCTCAAGTACCTGGAGACCACCCTCGAATCGAAGAACCAGGACTACCGCATCGACGGAGAGTTCAGCAACTTCGAGTACACCGCAGCACTAGTGGATGCCAAGGTTGAGGACGTGATCCTCACCCAGATCGGCATCAAGATGGGGCGCCTCAACGGCCTCCGCCGTAGCGGAGGCATCCCCGACAACGAACCCCTGCTCGACACGTACAAGGATCTCGCTGGGTATGCGATCATCCTGTACGCTTACGCACTGAAGGAGTCCGAGTGAGCGACAGCAAGTGGCCCATCCTGGAACCGAAGCCGAAGCAGCCGGGAGACGAAGATGATCGATAAGGTCGGGCTGGTCTGGCTCATCGTGATGAGCCTGATCAACATCCTTGCTGCGGTGGCTATGATCGACAAGCCCCGCAAGCCCCTGACTCGCACGGTTGCAGCGGGGCTCATCCTGTGGTCCCTGCTGTACATCGCGTTCTTCGTCCACCTCTTGGTGGTGCTCTCGTGACCAAGCGGATCAAGGCCGAAGGGTCTATCCGCGTCGAGGGCGAGCGTCACGGCATCGCTGCTGGTGTCGATCTGTACTTCGTGTTCGACGGGGACTGGTCCAACCTGTACGAGGACTTCCCGGAGAGCGAGGAAGAGGCCCGACACTGGTTCGTCCTGGAGGTAGACAAACTTCTGAAGCAGGCGCACAATGAGGCACGTGAGAGTCAAGCGCCTGCCGACGGGCAGGCTTCAACTGAGGATCGAGGAGAGTAGCATGGGCGACAAGTACGAGGCGTACGAGAAGGCCGTCAAGGCTGAGGACATGGCGAAGCAGACGCTCGCCCTGAACAACACCGAAGAGACCTACGAGAACGCGCGGCAAGCAGAGATCATTGCCAACGCGATGTTCCGTGACATGCTGGAGGACCCCCAGGGATGATACTTCTGATCTGCGCCATCGTGTTCATCGGGTACATCGTCTTCAAGGACTAGGCACAAAAAAAGGGCCCCAGCCGAAAGGCTGGGGCTTCTTCTCGTTCACTTACCTTCAGGGTCCGACCCATCCGAAGGGGTGGGGAGGTTCGAATCCAGCCGAAGAGTCGACAGGAGTCTCTCCACTGACGGGGTCTGCATAACCGCCGACGCCAGTGAAGCTACCGTCACCAAACTGGCACCCACTCCCGCTGTCGCACTCAGGCCAAGTGCAGGGACCAGAAGCGGAACCACAGGGATAAGGGCGATTCCCGATTGGATCGCTGTCCTCAGGGGTTTCGTCCACTTGCTCATCTATCGTCTCCTCAGACATATCGGTTGCGCAGCCTTTCGATCTGGATCGCGGTCTCGAGGTCGATGACCCCGGTCGGCTTGATGTCTAAAACGTGTTGCAGCCCACGGATGTGGGACGTCGTGCGTGCATCGAGCACGCCCGTCGAGGGAACTTGGAGCGTACGCTGAATGTCCCTGATGACATCCGGTGAGTACACCGTGGCCGGACTGAACGGCTGAGGCTTGTACCACGTGGGCACTAGATCCTCATGGTCGTGTTCCATCTCATGCTCCAACCTTCACTGCGATCTTGTCCAGCACCACCCTGGCGCCGCGAACCTCTTCGTGTACCAATTCTACCTCGGCACGCTGGGTCACGAGACTCTCGAGAGTGGACACTCGGGTGCGCAGTTCCGCAAGTTCATCGTCGCGGTCCTGCTTGTCGTCCTTTAAGGCTTCGATCTGAGCTTGGAGCATGTCAACCGTGTCGGCCGCTATCTGGCTGGCACTGGTACGGGCGGTCATCCGCCCTGAAACGTGCCCACCAACAGCGATCCCGATGTACATCGCTGCGGTGGTGAGCAGAGTTGAATCCATTCCTACCCCCCTAGGTAGACTCGGCGACCGTCCGTAGTATGACGGTGAGATACCCGCCGAGAGTGGATGCGTTCGGACCGGGTGGTCCGAGCTGTGTGTACTTCCAGTCGTCGATCATCACCAAGGTGGAGATGTTCTCTGCCAGTTCCTGAAAAACTGTTACGTCTCCGATCTTGGCTAGGTTCTGGAACGCCTGGAGTCTCTGACGTGCATAGCCATCGGTGCCCACCCTCTGCCCGCCCTTGTCCATTTCCTCATCGAACAGCAGGAACGTCTGCGTGATGAGACGTTGGCGAGTAGCGCCAGGCAGGGCCTTGACTTGCCATCCGTTGAGGACGCCACCGAGAGTGGCGTCGGACTGGTTACGGGTGAGCGTGAACTTGAGAGCTATCCAAACCTGCCGAGTAGCAGGCTGAGGTGTTGAAACGTCTCCCACGTTAGGCCCGAACGTGGGACCGTACGTGATGTACGGAATCTCTTGCCCATCCTGAGTGAGGAGCGAGAAACTGACGTTGCCCTGAAGAGGGGTGGGGGTGCGGAGAGAGACGAACCGATACAGCTTGGGCTCTTCGGTGTTGTAACGTATCCGCCCCGTCTTCAGGTAGCCACTGGGTACCAATGTGTTGGCATCGGTGAGAAGAACTGCGAAGCTCTTGACTGTGAAGATCGGGCGGGAACTGGCCCCGAGGATGGACACGGACTGCACCGGCCCGGTGCCGGTGCGAGTATAGACGTCGCGGGCGTAGGCGTACCTCACGGCCTGCGTAGACTGCTCCTGGATAGCGGCGCCCAGGTCCACCCTGAAGAGTCCTGACGTGCCATCGTGGGCCGTGTCAGAACCTACGTACATGAACCTGTCGTAGCCTGTGATGCCAGTGCAGCCACCAGCGGGGGAGAAGAGGAGCGGTCCGTAGACCACGTCACCGTTCGAGTCGAACTCCCCGACCCTGAAGCCGTGGTCGGTAGCGATGCCCATGAACGAGCCGATGTACCCGTAGATGCTGTTGATCCGCTCACCGAGGGGCATGCTCGCCGTGGTGGTAGGCAGGATCTGTTCGGTGGTTCCGGAGAACTCGACGCTGAACTTGAAGATGTTCGACTGGGTGGAGTTCTTGCCTGACGCGTAGATCGCGGTAGGGCCCTCGGCTACCGAGGTCCACTTCCAGGTGGTGTCGACAGCGGTGTACGTGAACGTAGCTGCCGTGCTGAGAACCTGGGTGGCTCCGGTGTTGAGCGGCACGAAGTAGATCACGTTGTCGATGGCCACCACGACACGGTTCTTGAAGTAGCCGATCGCTCCAGCGGTAGGCGTCGACGGGAAACTGAACATCTTGGTAGGTGCTCCGTTGTCCACCCCGCTCCAGACGCCGTCGGTCATCAGGATCAGGCTGCGGTTGCCGACGCCGGACAGGTCGAGCAGCGAGCCGACCGAGGTGAACAGGACTCCAGCCGTGCCAGCGTTGTTGATCGTGTAGTAGTTACCACCATCGACGGCCCAAGCAGAGTCCACTCCGGTCGAGCTGACGTACCCCTGGGTCTTGGCGATAGTCGAGATCAGGTTCAGCTTGTTGGTCACGTCACGCAACAGCGTGAGCTGACCACCGGTCCACGGGTCGACTCCCAAAGAGTCGGCGTACCTCAGGTCGAACGCTCGGGTGTACGGGTTCTGAATGTCGGGGTCCTGGTAGATCAGCCCCGCACCGCCGGTGAAGTTCTGCTGGGACCGAAGCCACCAGCCGTACAGGGACTGCTCTCCGGGCTCCGCACTGGCGTCGTACTGCTGCTTACGGATCTCGGCCATGCCCTCGGTGTACGGCCACTGGTCACGCGTGGCCGACATGAACGGGATGCCCCCGAGAGCGTAGTCGAATCGGTAGTCCTTGAGGGAGTAGCTACCCCCACCACCTGTACCGAAGCTGCTGATTTCGAATGGTATCCGGTTGACGATGTCGGCCACGGTGACTCCTTACACAGTCTCGTAGGTGAAGCTGATCCGCACAGAGTTAGTGTTGGCCAGCGTGAACGGTACTGCGTCCGTCTGCTGAACTATCCGGGCATCGGTCTGGCTGGTGGTCACGAACGGCGCCACGGTGGTTGAGTTGGCTCCGATCTGGGCCACACCGCCGAAGCGGTTGGTGCCCACGACCTGGACAGCACCGTTGGCTATGAGCACCTGGTTGGCCGCGATGAACGGAATGTCGAACGAGTAGGTACCAGTGCCCACGGTGGACGTGGTGCCCAGCGTGAGGATGATCCCGCCGACGATGGTCTTGCCGAACTGACGGTACCGGCCCACTAGGGTTCCGTTACCAACCACGGGCTGAGTGCCAGATGAGCGCCAGGTAGGCGTGTACGAGGTCCACGCTGCCCCGCCGGTCCACAGGAAGTCGTTACCCGAGAAGTTACCGAGGTGATCCACCTGAGCAACGATCGAGTTGGCAGGGCCAACCCACTGCTCAAGGTTGCCGGTGTACCCGACGTTCGATCCGCCCACCTGAAGCACAGGGCCAGAGGTGACGCCAGGCTGAGCTATCGTGGCGCCCACGTTGGCCAGCAGCTTGCCGTTGTTCTGCACCGAGACCCACGTGTTGTTCGCGGAGTCGGTAACCCTGAACGTGTCCACCGTAGGGGAGCTCGGGGTCTTCACTGTGAGGGTGGTCTGGCCGCCAGTGAATCCGGTGATGTTCGTGTGACCGTCATTGAAGACGGTGAACCTCTCATTGGCGCCGCCTGAAGCGGCGATACGAACAGCCCTCTTGGTTGCACTGGTGTCCGGAGCAACGATGTCGAACCCAACGAACGTAGTGGTAGACGTCGGAGTGATGGCCAGCGTGCCACCGGCGAGCAGGCCGACCCTGTCGGTCGTGCCGTCGTTGTCCGTAACTCGGAACTTGTAGGTGGAGTCCGTGTCGGACACGTTCTTCACCGACTTGATAGCACCAGTGGACTGCACGAACAGCATGGTGTTCAGCGCTACCTCGTTGTCCTTGATCTCAAGGCGAGAGGCAGTCGGGTTGGCCGAGTCACCGACGATCGTGGTGATACCCGAAGGGCCCACGTTGAACGCGGTGATGTTCTGCACGCTGCCGAGTGCACGGATCAGCGTCTTGTTGCTCAGGGACTGCGTGTCAGACGTGCCCACCACGGTACCTGTAAGCCCGTGTACGCCCGCACTGGAAGCCTCGTGGGTCCTACTGTCAGTGAAGTCAATCGCGGAGCTTACGTGGCGAACTACGGCTCCGGTGTTGTGGCTGCTACCGGCCGTGCCGTCGTAGGCGCGGGTCACCGTGAGGGTAAGGCTGGCCACGTTGGTGACCAGCACCAGTTCCTCGGTGGCGGTGCCGTAGTCCAGCGCCAGGATGTACGGCAGCGAGCCGGGGAACCCTGACGTGCTTGCCACGGCGATGCTGGTTCCCGAGTTGGTCACACCACCCGTAAGGGTGGTGGGCAGGGCGATGGACGAGTAGTAACGAGAGTTGGCCATCGGTCCTCCTTATCCGTTAAAGGCTTGGGTGTTCTCGAAGATACGGAACAGACGGTCACGCTCTTCTGTCAGTCGTCGCTGGTACAGCGACAGGTAATACTGCGCAGCCTGGGAGCCAGCGCCCGTCGGAACCAGAGGGGCTCGCTCGGTCGCTTCGATCTGGGACTGCTGAAGCCTCGCGGCTTCGTACGCGGGGAGGAGACGCCAGCACGAGCCGTACACGATCAGGTCGATGTACCTGTC